TGGTAAAGGTTGATTTTTACAGGATGGATCGCATTGACATCGCGCCACAGGATCCTTTCCCATACCTATTCTAGAAACATGTTTTATTCATAAATCGTAACATGTTCACATACTTGATACAAGTAATGAAAGTAGTTCTTTAATTGCTCGGCAGGTGTGTCAGGCAGCGAATAACACTTCATTCTTGAAAAATTCATAGAATCTAATAGTTCACATAAATAATCTTTGTTTCCCGTACCATCCAATAGAAGAAAGTCAATTCGAGGATTCTTATAAAGTTCCTTTAATCGAATACTATTCTCTGCAAATGCCTTCAAACCAATGATGCAAATCTGCTGATCATAATCATATTGTACACGTGTATTACAGTATTTATGCTCATACTTGTCGCGTGTCCATATTTTAGAACAATTATTGCTGTATGTTTCATCTTCATATGCATTTAGCTCTTTCATCTTTTCATTCACCTTATACATTTTGTAAAACTGTGGGACAATAAATTGGGGTCCTAGGCGATTGATTTCACGATTACGAATCAGGCTAAAATTATTATTTCCATCATTCATGTACTGCACATAGCCCAACTTCTGAATCTTTGCAATCTTGGTCTCCATGGCCGTTCTCATAATAATTTCTTGATCATCGCAAATCGGTAGCAATTCGGAGTAATTTCCAATCTTTAACAAAGTTTCCGTTCTCCAAATACGCGGATGATTTGGCAAGCAAACAATGTGGCTAAGTGTAATGTTATTCACATTTTGTGTCATATATACATTTACCCACTTACCATTATACTTTTGGTTGTAATATCCACCATATCCTTTGCAAATAAAATCGCTATAGATAAAATTGTTACCATTTTCATAAATGTTAATAAAGTCCATGTATACAAATCCTACCTCTGGATCTTCTTCAAAGGCATGAACGGCATCCTTGAGCACGTCGGGCAAAATCTCGTCATCATGATCCATTTCTAACACATATTTTCCGCGACAGAGCGAAACCGCTTCATTCTTCACATTTCCAATGTTACCCGAGTTGCAGCTTCGTTTATACAAGCGGATTTTCTTATCCTGGCTAAACTTCTTTCTCAGAAAGTTAAAATGAGCATCATCGGGTGAATCATCCAAAATGACCCACTCCCAGTCCAAATAGATCTGTGCTTGAATACTCTTGTAGGCACGATTGATCTTATCATAGGAGTTATAACATGTTGTGAAAATCGAGAAGACAGGGCGTACATACGTACGATTCGATAGCACATTATGAATGTAACAATGATTGACAGACGGAACGAATCGTTCAATAAAACTGGGATCCTTATAGTGAATCCATCTCTTATTGATACGGCTGGTAAGAACGCGATATACATCATGAAAGTATTCTTGATCCGACTCACCATAGGTTACCAATAGTGGATAATTCACATCATAGAGAAGCTCCAAATCCTTTGCAGAATCAATGATTTTAATAGAACACTCTAGTGGAACATTATCAAACACATAATCAATCAATCGATATTTATCATAACGGAAAAACAGAACACATGGATACTTATCCATGAATTTAGCACCTTTTACCATGGAAGTGGCAGGAATGATCACTGGATTGGTAATCACCTTCTTCCAAACTTCATAAAAGTTAGGAATGCAGGGAAACTGTAGTTGTTTTGCTACTTCGCATCCCTCCTTCTGATACACACACGAGAATCCCTTGATCATAAGCTGAGCATCTACATGTCTCTTATGATCCATGTTCATATAATCATTCTCAACAATGATGGTAGTAATATGATTAAGAATCTCGGGAAATTCATCTAGAATATAATAAAAGGAACCTTCGCAATCCAGTACCAGGGTATCAAATTCAAGCTTATATTTCGCTTGGAGTTCTGCGTACGTAGTAATCGGAACATCCGTGTATCCTTCTAGTAGTACATCTGACTGGATGGTATTCCACCCTTTTTGGATTAATTTTTTCTTGGAGAGTGCGGCATTCTCAATCTTGAAATTCATATCATTTAACTGGCGATTCAAATGCAACTGACTCGCAATCGGTGGAGAACATTCCATGACCACCAGATTTTGATCGGATTTCAAAATCGATGCGATGAGAATTGAATTTCGTCCCACATTTCCACCAATTTCTAGTACTGTTTCTGATCCAGTTAGAAATTTCATTGCCATACATTGTTCTGGAAATTCGTCGACCATGGATCCTGTGTTAAGTTTAATTAATGAATGAAGCGATTTTACCCGTTGTTCCGCCGATAAACCCGTTTTAGGAAACAACGTTCGAAGGAGTGATACATCCTCCACGATGTTATTGGTTCGCGTATCAATCGCAACCGTTTTTGTAGAAGGAATGATGGTTAATGAATTAGACAATCCTGAAACGATAACAGACTTGACGATTCGAAAGCACGGATCCGAAAAAATATCCGCTCTCAAATTATCATCCGCAGGAATTAACAAATAGGAATTCACTTGCAAACGGTCATACATAAGTCTGGTAATCTCAATGTTCTTTTCGAGAGTACCATAATAGATACGTAGTTCGGTCATCTGCTACAATAATGGTATACTAGTCTTTAGACCTCGGTCATGTTTGTATCAAGTGACGTAGGATCAACCGATTTAGAATCGACCAGTTTAGAACCAGTCGATTTAGAATGAACTAATGTAGGATCCGTCGGTGATGGAGGCGGTTCAAATACAGGATTCGTAACTGAAATCGTTTTCTGAGACCGAATAATGGTATTGACTGCATCTTTCACTTCATTAGGAATCACTTCTTGTATGATATGAACAGGTTGCTGAGGAGATTTAGGATACAGATCAATGGCCGTCGAGCTCTGACTTACATTCTGACTTTGCTGGGGATCTTGTGAATTTTTTTCATCCATTTTATAGTACTCTTCCTCTACCTGACGCATTTTAATCTTTTCCACTTGATTAATGAAAAATACAAATTGATTTGCATGTGATGGAATGATACCTGGTGTCAAATGACCTGAATATCGTCCTGTTAATCCCATATATTGCCATCCTTCACTTCGTAGTCGTTCTAATGTCGTATTCAAAAAATAATATTTCTTATCAATCTTAAATAAGTTCAGTATTCCGTTACAAATGGTAACAAGAAGAGAAATCGTAAAAGTTGACCAGTAGATCTGTCCACTAAAATTAGAATTTCCCATGGTAATGTTTGAATTCGAATTTTGAATGGATAAGAGTGCAGGGACAAAGAGAGATCCCACCGTTACTAGAAAATGTCCCCATGTAAACATGCGCGAATAGAATCGAGTCCGATTTTTAAAATTCTCTACAATTGCAACGAATCGTGTTCCTATGACCCGTTTATGCATCTCGGATAATTCTATGTTATCCATTACATAATCGAAATCTTCTCGATCATGATCCCAAAAATTCGATGATTTGCACATTCTACTTACTAAATTTGAAAATATTTTGTAAATAAATAACATAGCAACCATGTTCTATTCACGGAGCCTTTATGGAGAGGGTCCTGAATTATCAGATGAGATCATTCTTCCATCTACCCTCTTTCATCAGATCATCCAACAATTTAATAATGAATCCGTTCTGTATGTTAATCTTATTAACACAGAGAATAATATACAATATATGGTTACTCTTACTGCATCCCATCATGACGACAATTATACGATTTATGCCCCTTCCTGGATTCTAGATATCATTGGAAATTCAGATGATTCCATCTATGATATTCAGAAAGCAGATGTTCTTGATCTACCCGTTGCTCAACGGATTGTGATTAAACCGCTGGATCCCCGTGCATTTGAAATGGATCTTACCACGTACTTTGAAATGGCATTCATGAACCTTCATTCTATCCAAGAACAAATTACCATTCCAATGGATATCTTTGAATTCCCATTGTTCGCCTATGTATCCAAGGTAGAGCCTGCTCCTCTTTGCCGTATTGTGCATGGAGAAGTCCAGGTAGAATTTATTAATGAGTTTCAAGAAGAAAGTCCACCTGAAGAGCGTCCGTCTACTCCCATTCCTCCCTCTGCGGAAGAAAGAGCACGCCAAGTACGCGAGTCATGGATTCGACGTTTTCAATAGCTGTGAAAATAACGTAACACCGCAATTGAGCCGGCAATCAATCCTCCGCCGACCATTGTTTTTATCGACGGGGCATGGTTCATTAAGAGAGTATCCCACATGAATCCAAAGGTAATTCCAATAAAGGATAGTAAAGAAAATACGATCGTGGGGAGATGCGACATCCCGTAAAATCGCGCAATGTATCCTGTAAATCCTAGAAGTGCATTAAATCCTAGTAGTTTTGCCCAATGAATACCTGACAAATCAAATAAGTGTGAACTCATTGCACCATATCCCAATAACAATAATAATCCAAATGGATAGATATGATTGACAACATAAAATGGCGATGCCTCTGCTGATTGGTTGGATCGTACAAAAATAAAAATAAGAGTTTCGGTAAGGGCAGCCAGAATACCAGCCGATACACCTACCGTATAATTGGTGTCTTTTTTATCATCCTCCTTTGATGTTGCAATCAAATAAGTGCCGATGCATGCCACCACAATTAATAAAAGACTGATGGGATGGAATGACTCATTAAATAAGAGAGCCCCCGCAATGACATTAAAAATTGGATACAAATAAAATAAGGAAAGTGCTGTTCCAGCCGGTATACTCTTAAATGAAATGTAACTAACAAAAATGTGAATGAGATTTATTCCACCCATCAGAATTCCCGTTAGAATCTCGGTCGGATTCTTCCAGATGGACTGAACATCAAATGTGGATCCAAGAATAATCGCTAGAATGGGAAATGCAAGAAATCGTGCAAATACTTGTGTAAATAGGTTCGTCTGTACCGTTTTAATCAGAATAGGGTATAACGATAACACCAATTCACTGAATAATACCGATAATGTCGCATTTGGTACCATTCCTCTATTTATTCAGACTTTATTCGATAGCTCCTATTAATTTCAGGCAAAATCTCTTCATGAAATCTCCGATCAAAGGTCTGAATGGATCTTCCAAAATTTGCACTAGGATGAAAAGCGATGTTTCTTTTTTCTTTGATCATCCGCATGGCCTCTGATGCATGGATCTTTAAATAGGCAATGAGCATAAATGCCATGGCGGCGGCGGATCGCTGCATTCCCGCCATACAATGTATCAAAATAGGTTTACCATCTTTGTATTCTGCTATTATTTTTAATGCAATCTCTCCTGACCATAATTCCATATTACGAATCTCTTCCTCTTCCAAATTATCGTCTACGGGAATTCGGTACTTGATAGGAATCATCGGAGAGAACGGTAGATTTTTGGTACAATTGAATACAACAGTAATACGCTTTCGTTGAATAAATTCTTCATCCATGGATGCCTTCACATTACCGAGCCATAAATTTGGCAGAATTTCATGTGCATGTTCGGACATCCCTACTTATTCTATCTTTTTATCAATATGTTTAGACTCACAAATTGTTGCGTATAATTAGATGACACAACGATTGTTTAGTTGGGATGATGATATGAATTTTGATAAGATCTATCAGATTTCTCTTAATGGGCAAACAAGCCCATATTTCATGAAAATGAATACCTATCTACAACAGTACAAAGTCAATCAGGATAATCTTAGTAAGGCTGCAGTATTATTGATCTATTATTTTTTTAATGATCGTGAGGATGAATTTAATGAATTAAAAGAGCGTATGCAAGAATATGACTCCGATGGATACAATCAAATAAAAAAGGAGTTAGAGCTGTTGCGTAATACTAATTATCGCAGCAATGTAACGCTGGGAGGTAAATCACGACGTACACATCGTAAAAAGCGTAGTCGTGGTGGACTGTTTAAGATGGGTGCGGTTGGTAATCCCATGCAAGAGTTAGTGATGGGAACAAATCGTAAAGGGAATACAACATATAACTATAAGACAGTTACTAATGAAACTCTTACTAAGCGAGCGGCAAATAACGCAGCATTTAAAAAAGCACAGGCTAATCTTAACATGAAATCAAAGGCAAACCAGATGGAAAGAAATAAAAAAATGGCCGAACAAGCCATCATCGATGATAAAGTGGATCAGTTAATCATTCGTGCCGATACAAAAGGATCAAAGGCATTTAATGAAGTATTTAAGATACTAGATAAACTACGAACATACCCTAATAGATATTATGAAAAAGCAGAGGAAAAGTATGAGATATATGAAGATGAACTCTATGCGGAAGATACGGATCCATATATATTTAACCAGGCCATTATAGAATGCATGTTTTATGCTTATTTAGCATGGATTACCGCATCTGGTGTAAATAAATTGAGTGATACATCAAAACTTCAATTCAAAGATAAGCTTATCATGCTGATGGTTAAGGCAAGAATGGTAAATATGAAATTTTCTAAGACAAATAACTCAAGTAAAACAATTTATGCACTGCTGCAGAATAAGAATCCCAATGATTTATTATATGAAAAAGAAGATTTTGGTAGTTTCATTCAACGCATTGAACAAACACTTTCTACAAATGGTGGAAAGCGTCGCACCCGTCGTCGTTAATAGAACGCTATTTCGGCATCTACCTTGCACGTAAACTGAAGTTGCTTTCCCTCCTTTGAACTGAACTCTCGTGGTGCAATGATCGACCAGTTCACATCCTTTTGAATGATTCCCAATTCACAAAATAAGTAGGAGACTAAGGCGGAACACCAAAATGACTTTCTCTTCTGAAATCGTGTTTCAACAGGATAAGGGCATGCAATGTTATACTTTGCACACAGCCAATCTACAGGATTCAAATCATATGGTTTTCCATGAATCTCCTTATGAAGTTCATCCAGCTTATCATAAAATGCTTTATTCCGTTCACAATGAACTCTTCGAATCTCTACCGATCCTTTGGCCGATTCTTTCAAAACATCGTCCAAAAGATGCAGTTGAACGCCCACCTTATATAAATGATCCTCTGCATCAGGAGTATTATTCCAGGAAGATTCTAATAAATAGGTACCATCTTCCAACTCTGGATTCAGAAATTTGGGATTCTTGACAATGACTCCCACATGACTGTACCGACTCACACCAAACCATTCAACGAGCCATGATATCCAGCTTGTTCCTCGAAATAAGACAAGATCGCCTGTGTCTAAACTTGCCTCTAATCGAACATCCATCTAAAATTGACATGCTTTATTTCAGTATCAGAGTGTAACCATGCCGCTCTCTCGACACTTTTATGCAGTTGATGAGGTTCAGGCTGCTTTGCAATATGCCACCACACGCACCGATCGAAAAGAGACACTCTTCTGGTGTCAAGAGATGATTCTGAGCGGTTACGTCAGCGAAGCCATTTCCACCCTATTTGAAGCCTGGTTGTGGCAGAAAGGCGCCTTCTGTCTCTCCTGGCTTACCTCCGCATGGTCAACCCTCTCCTCGGAGGAGTGCTCTGAACATGATATTCTCCTCGCAGCCTATCAGCTAACTTCGTGTGAACGTGATCACTCTCTTTGGTCAATTCTTGCCTTAACGGCAATGGATCATCCACCCGAACGTGTCACCCCTAAAACACCCTTCCTATTATCCGATGAAAGAGAACAATATATGGTTCGTGCCCTATTCCAAGGGAAAGCCTATTCTGCATGGTGGATGGCTCGGCAATTGGATGCGGGGCGGGTATGGGTGGTACTGAAAGAATATCTAGAATCTCAATCCGTGGATGCGAGCTATTTGGAGGCATTGAAAGGATATGATAAACTGTTGGGATATCAAACAAATGAATATGATACGATTGTTCAATGTCTTGCTGTCTTAACGGCTTGCTTGACCCCTATACAGCGTGGAAAAAGTAATAAACCTCTTCCTCCCGCCATGGACTGTCTAGAAACATTGGAGGAATGGGTATCATGCATTGGTACAAAAAAGAGACGAATCTATTCCATCCCTGTGATGTGTTTGTATGGTATGACCAAACGCGGCCACTTGAAATGGTCACAAAATACTCTCAGATCGCTTAATGATATTGAAAGCGATCTGATTGGCAGCCCCTGTTGGGAAGAGGAACTCGATGGATATATTAAAATGGCAGATGGTCGAATCCAATGGAAATCCGATGATGCACGTGAGGATTGGTATGAAACCTTCTTTCCCGACGATATTCCTGATGAATGGACAAAGGCAGATAAAGAGAAATCTCATGGAGATGGCATTCTGGCTCCCACCGAAACGGTAACCTTGCTCAAATATGTTCGCATTCATCTTTCCAAAAAATCTCGATTGGCATGGAATCATCATCGCATGATTCACAAGTTCTTAGAAGGAAAGGTCTGGGATCATCCTTCTTCCATTGTCACCCTCTTCCCTTCTGTAACGACGAATAAGAACACTCTTGCTCCTCTTCGGCGCAGGTTGCGAGTCGATGTATAACATATTATTTTTTTATGGAATTTTTATAGTAGTGTCATGTCATTTAATACCCCCTTGGAAGAGTGGACAAGTCATCTTGCTCTTCGTCGATGGATTGAAGAGCAGATTGAGCTCTGTACACCACGTGAGGTTCATCTTTGTTCCGGTTCAGAGGAGGAGAATAAGACTCTCCTTCATGAGATGGTACAGACGGGTACGCTGATCCGTTTGAACAAAGATAAATATCCAAATTGTTATTTGGCACGTTCTTCCACGGCGGATGTCGCACGAGTGGAGAGTCGCACCTTCATCTGCTCCGAGAAAAAAGAAGATGCGGGTCCAACCAATCATTGGGAGGATCCAACGATCATGAAGGCGAAATTGATGGAACTCTTTAAAGGCTGTATGACTGGACGCACCATGTATGTCATTCCCTTTTCGATGGGTCCCATTGGCTCGCCTTTTTCTGCGATCGGCGTACAAATCACGGATTCGGCCTATGCTGTGGCAAACATGCGAATCATGACGCGCATGGGTCTTCCTGTTCTAGAAGCACTTGGTTCAAATGGTATCTTTGTCCCTGCCATGCATACGGTGGGTCAGCCCCTTGTATCAGGAAAGGAGGATGTATCATGGCCACAGAATGATAATAAATACATTTGTCATTTTCCAGAAACGAAGGAAATCTGGAGCTTTGGAAGCGGATATGGTGGAAATGCTCTCCTTGGTAAGAAATGTTACGCACTTCGTATTGCGAGCGTGATGGGTAAACAAGATGGATGGCTCGCCGAACACATGTTAATTATGGGCGTGACCAATCCTGAAGGAGTCAAGAAGTATTTTGCGGCGGCTTTTCCATCCGCATGTGGCAAGACAAATTTGTCCATGTTGGTTCCCAGTCTTCCTGGCTGGAAAGTGGAAGTGGTAGGTGACGATATTGCCTGGATTCGACTAGATGCAAATGGAACCATGCGTGCCATTAATCCTGAGGCAGGCTACTTTGGGGTTGCACCAGGAACAAGTGAGAAAACTAACCCGATGGCGAT